CGTATTTTCGCACTTTCGGCGACTGAATACGAAACATGTGCAGGACTTGTAAGAATTCTTCCGTCCATGCGCTCTGGCATAGTCTTTTCCATAGCGGAAATTTCCATTGGTGTGGCAGTCGCCATCAGGTCATCCCTCATTTTTTTACCATGACTGCGAGCAGATGCGCGACCTTTGAACGGTTTTGTTTCCTCAATTCCAGAAGACATCATGAATTCAATAAAGCGACCTAGCGAGCCAGGGCTTTTAAATTCCACCCTTTCTGAAGCGACTAATTCGTCATCATCAGGGGAAACTCTTTCTAGCGGCGTAATGAGACTTGGGTCTGCAATTTCCTCTTCGGTCAGAGCCCCCGCCCTCATGAGTGGAAGGTCAAGTTCTGTTACAAGGATTTTCCCAGTTTCCTTGTCCCAACGCTCCTTGCGCTTGACAAGGTTGATTTGGAATGGTTCGTCCCCAGAAGATACCTGCTCAAGACGAAACGATGAATTTTTCATTTCGTCATAAAACTCTGCAGCGCTTACAAGGCGCTCAAGCCATTTACGCTTCTTTGACTCTTTTACGGCTACAACTTCTTTTGCGACCTTGTCCATTGGTGCATCAAGGTGAGCAAGTGCGGCAGTCACTTTTTCATCAGTTGGGTCAATTATCCCCATTGCTCGTGCGGCGTTCAACTCTGCTGCCGACTCCGCAAACATCAGAGCACGCTGGGTCCTAACCGAATTCTGCAATTGCTCGTCATCAAATTCATCAATTCCGCGTATTGTGCCGATTGCGTGATTAAGGATTTTGAGTTCCATCTGTTCATCTGGCGTTAGGTCTTTATCAAATCCAGCCCGCTCGCGAAGTGTTGCAAATCTGTCCTCAAGGTCAGAGATAAAACCTGGTCGTTCATCATCTTTAAGACCCATTATCTTGTTGAGGATGTGCATTGTCTCAAGGTGCATCCTTGGGTAGATACCAGACATCCCCTCTCTGACCATTGAGTCCATGACCACGCCAACTTTTCCATGAACGGCTGCCATTGCTTTTTCGTCAGCGAACAGCATTTCCATCGTCAAGCCAGGGAAATTTCCAGTGATTATGTCATCTGCAAGTTTTGCAAGTTCAACATTTGAGAGGGTAGTTATGCGACGACCCTTTTTGTCGTGGGAAATCATGTACATGACCATCGCGTATTGCTGGGCATGCGTCAATTCATGTTGGAAGACAAACATTGCATGACCGATTGAGCCTCCGTGCTTCTTGGCGATATCGCCCATATAGCCGTGAGTTTTTATCGCATCAAAAACATCACCACCCAACATGTCGTTAAGCATTGCCATCTTTGTCGCTGAATCAACAGTCTTCTTTACTTCTGCAATTTTTGATACTTCAAGACCGCTGCCACTGGTTCCGTATAGACGCCACGCTTTTGGATTCTTTGGTGCTGGTGGATTATCGGCAAGAATCATTCCAAGTGGGTTCCACAGCATGGATATTTGTCCATCAGCGTCTGGGATAACCATTGCCTCAAGACCCTCGTTGCGTGGGTCCATTGGGTCCATCACGCCAACGCGCTTGAGCAATTCGGCTTTCCCTGGATTCATCTTGTGCTCTGCGAGCATGCCCAACATAAATCCATGCTCAGCAGCAAGGTAGTTGTTCATTCTGTGAGCCATGTTGCGATGAAGCGCTTTTTCAAGGTCTGTTTTTAGTGTTTCTGGAGCATCTCCATTGAGATACGCCATAGTGGCATTACGAACTGCTTCTTCTTTTTTCTTTTTGCTTAGACCAGCCCATAGTCTCTTCACTACCGAAGCATCTCTCGCCTCAAGTGTTCCTTCTGGGTCTTTGACCATGTTCTGAACAATCATGTTCAGCACATTTGCGTGGTGTTGCGCAACTTGTTCTTCTCGTGAAAGCGTTCTGTCAACATCTGTCCAGAGGGTGTTTTCAAAGTTGATATCCCACCCAGACTTGCTAAGTTCATCCATTGCCCGCATAAATCCAGCGCTAACGCTTTGCGGGCTACTTGGGTCAACATCAATGCCGAGGTCCTTCATCAATTGGAGCGCAACATCAATCCGCCCATTCATGGCGTCTGTCATTCTTGCTTTCTGTTCAGCAAGCATAACTATTCTGTTAAGTTCTTCTGGCGTAATGTCTGGGTGTGCGTCAAGGACGCGAGCACGAACTTCCTCGGCAAAAGACTTGGCATCAATTCGCGAAATTGGCAATGAGTCAGGACCAATTAGGTCATCCGCCGACTTCGGTTCCTCTGGAACTGCATCAACTTTTATAATTGGTCTAGTGGGTGCAGGTGTATCAACACGACCAGTTGGCTTGAAGCCATCAATTGCGGCTTCTGTAATAAGGTCCATGTCATCAGCGGGCAGCCAAACAGTTCGCTCGCCGTTCGTGAATTCTCTGCGAGGCTTTGCGCTGGCGAGTCCACGGACTACGGATGAGCCGCTTAGCATCTCTCGCAGTGATTCCAACTCCCTTTCACGCTCAATCATGCCTCGTCCATCACGAACTGTTGGCCTAGAAATTGCTTCGTTAAGGAGTGACATGTCATCAAGCAATGACATACCTTGATTTATTGATGACTTTAAAAGTCGGCTTGCCATTCCTTCGGTGATGTCAAAACAGTTTGAGCCAGATGAGTCGGTGAATTGGTTAGCAGCAGGAACGCCAGGAGGGCAACGCAATTTTCCAGCAGCGTCTTGCCAAAGGCCAAGGGCAGAAGCCGCTCTTGTTGCTATCTCTCCGCCAGGTACCAACTGACCAATCGTTCGTCCGAGAGACTTCGTATCAAACTCGCCAGTCCGTGGATTGCGCACAACATCTGAGTATGTGACGCTGACTCCGTTTTTCTTTTTCTCACTGGCCTGAAACATTCGGGCATTTGTTTGGTTTGGCTTTAGTTCCTTAATGGGGTCTATCCAGCCAAAGTTTGGGTACTCGTCACTTCCAGTCCGCCCCCACTGTGCAATCCAGGGAATAAAAATCTGCCCTGTTTTCTTTTTTGCATTAGGGTCAAAAACAGCAAGACCAAATCTTTTGTTTGGCCCTTTGCCCTTCTTGCGCTTTTCTTTGTTGTCGGCTGATGGCGGCTTCTTGCCAGTATTTTTGCCTAGTGCTTTAACTGAAAGTTCGGCGTCAAAGGATTTTGAAACAATCTCTTTTTTGGATGCAAGGAATTCAAGAGCGCGTTCGTCTGCTGATTTTGGCGGTGCAAACTTCTTGCTTACAAGCATGCGTGTAAGACGAAGTGATTTACCCGTCATGACGGGCTCCAATTCCTAGAATCTGTTTTTGATTCTTTTTAGAGGTTGTTATCTTCTTCAGCATTGAGCAATTCAAACTCAAGCAATGATGCCATGAAACTGTTGTCAGCGACTTCAATGCTGTCGTCATCCTTCTTGCTCATTTCTGCGCCACCAGCAACCCAGTTCGCTGGAATCATGCTTTCAGCACCGAGTTCTTTTGCACGCTTCATGATGTGACGCTTTGCAGCATCCTTGTCCTTCGCGCGACCGTATGCGGAAATGGCATTTTGCAAATCGCTCTTGCTTGCGATTGGGTATGAACCATCTGGCAGTGCATTCCCCTCTTTTGCCATTGCAGTGCGCTGGTCTTCTGTGAATGCACGCTTGAGAGCAATCTCTGCTGCTTCTGCCTCAATGTCTTCTGCTTCTTCTGGCTCGTACTTGTCGTATCCAAGTACTTCACCGTCAAGAGCAACGAACACATCGTAAGACTTGCCATCAATGCCATCAATTTCAACAGCGTATGCGTCGTAGCCTTCAAACACATCTGGCTCTACAGCAACTACGCTTCCTTCAATTGACTTGACCGCAATTTCTGCTGCTTCGTTGAAGTCAATGAGCATCATTTCATCAAGAAGTGACTTTTGCTCAAATGCGTCTTGGTCAAGTTTGTGCCAACCAAGAACTTCGCCGTTTGTGCCATCAACAAAAACTTCTACTGCACGACCGTCTTTTGCCTGAACATCAACGACGAACATGTCTGCTTCTGCCGAGTAGCCAGAGTCAAGAACTTTTCCTTCAAACATGTCTTCTGCAAGACCTTCAACATGAAGCAGTCCTGGCATTCCCTTTTCGGAAACACAGCCACCTGGGCAGTCGTCGCACACGCCAGTTCCGCCTGGGTAAACCTTGCGGTCAACGGCGCAGAGGTATCCAGTGCGACCAACATCTGCGGACTTCATTCCCATTGAGGCAAGACGACGAGTGCGCATTTCTTCCATGTCGTTTGACGCTGGCATTTCCTCTTCGTCTTCTTCTTCCTCTTCTTCGTCTTCGTCCATCATCGCCATAGCAGGCTTCTTCTTTGGCGCTGGAGCAGGCATTTCCTCATCTGAAGAAATGTCCTCAGTCATTTCCTCTTCTGGCATTTCTTCTTCGTCTTCTTCCATCATTGCCTTCATCTGAACAGGCATTGCTCCGCACTTACCGCAAACTTTTGCGCCAGGAGTGAATCCACACTCATCGCCACCAAGAGATTTAGCGCACTTGAGCACCGAACCGTCAGCATCAATCTTTACTACTGCTTTATCGCCGTACTCGCCCATTTTACTAACTCCTTAGAAGTGTTGCCGCAGAAAGAAACGAAGTCGCTGACGCGACAACATCACTAACCTCGTTATATGAAAATTTCTATTTGACAAATTATACTTCACCGCGTGTTATATGGCGGAACTATCGCTTTAATCGCGATTTCTTGTCAAACTAGTTTCTTTTCGGTTTTTCTGCTGATGGAGTTGCTTTTTCTATAAATGTAGACATTGACGACTGTGCAATCTTCTCCAGAAGTTCAGCGAAAATCTCTCCTCGCGAACCGCCTTTTTCAATCTGTCGGTCAAGAACAGTCATTACAGCATCAAGGATTGAGTCCGCTTCGCTTTGAGTAACATTCAAGGTTCCAACATTGGTTCTGCGGGAGCCAGTTTTTCCAGACTCTTGACGCTTAAGCAATGTGGACAATCTGGTGAGAGCGTCAGATGTTGCCTTGTCTTTTGCTTCCCGTATTTCCTTTGGAAGCGAGTCTTCAATTTTCTTCCACCATGTGGCTTCGGCGATAATTTCAGTGCGCGGTTCAACCTTGCCCCTGTCAGAACGCAGTCCTCCTGGGGTCGTATTGGACCTGACCATGCCAGCACCAGAAGTCTTACGGCGTGAACGAGCATCCTGATATGAGCGAGCAAACTTGAGCGAGTTTTCAAACCTGTTTGGTATGTCTGTTTCATCAAAACCACGAACGCGAGCAGATACCGCCCGCTCGGAGAGGTCTAGTTCTCCTTCGTCGCCCCTATCGGCCGACGATGCACGGCGTGCCAGCATCTTGTCCAAGGCCTCGTTGACGGTCGTGAAATAACTCCTAAACTTTCCAGCAGCGCTAGAAATCTTGTCTGGCTTTACTTCTTGACCCTCTTCCTCCGCCTTTGGCTTCTTTGGCTTTGGACCGTATGAAGTGTTCAGTTCTTTGAGGAGTTTTGCAATGGCGTCTTGCGCGTCATTTATGGCTTCTTCGGTTGCTCCATCACCGAGGGCATTGTCAATCTCGGAGAGGGTTCCGTCCACCAGTTCGGCGACATCGTTCTTTCCAGTCTCGTTAAGTTTGGCGTTAGTAGCGCGAAGGCGTTCGGTCAATTTGCCAATTACTCCAGCCTCGTAGGCATCAACTTCTTCTTTTTCGTCATCGGTCAGAGAAGCGTAATTTTTGCGCAATAGAGCCTGGTCTATGGTGAGGTCGTCATCACTTTGCGGTGATGCCTTTGGCTCTGGCTTTGCTTTTGGCTTCGCTTCTGGCTTTGGTGCTGCTGCTGCTGCTGGAGCAGATGCTGCGCGTCCAGCCGCACGCTGACGAGACTGAGTCCTTCGGTCACGCCTGTCCATTTCTTCGTACACCTGTGCAAGAAGTCTGTCTCTGTCTCGTGTGGCCAAATTGGCAGTAGACGAGGATGTGGCAAGCCAATTTTCTTTATCTTCAAGGGACATTAAATCCCAGCCTTCTGGCTTTACTTTCTCAAACGAGTACCCAGCGAAGTTCTGCTGTCCCTCTTTCTTCGGAGCGGCAGCACCAGTCGGCCTGCCTGCGCGGCTGCGGGCATTGTTCTGTCCAAACGCACCAGTGGTTTTCATTTCGTTCAATGCATCTTCAAGGAATTTATCAACAGCCTCGCCGTTTGATTTTCGCTTGCTTATTTCTTCAAGTGCTGAATCAAGCATGCTTGGTGAAATGTTTGGGTCGCCAATGTATTTGCGACGCTCAATCTCATCAAGAAGGTTCTTCAATGGTCCTTCTGATTCGCTCCCAGAAAGTTTTTTGATTCCATCAAGCATTTTTGATGCCTGCGTGCGAGTAAGGCGAACATTCAACTTCGGTTCAGCAGTCGGAACAGTGTTTGCCCTTCTGGATTGAAGTCCAGATGCCATTGCTGGCTTTGCTGGGGCTGGCATTTCGCGCCAGGTTCCATCAAAAATCATGCCGTCGCCATCAACATCGCGACGCTTTTTCGGGTCTAGGACTCCGTCTATCTGGGTGAGAGCGCGCGTTGCGCGCCTACCTTTTTTTGGACCACCAGGCCCTATTCTGCGCCCGATACGCCCAAACAAAGACTTTGTTGCAGTCTCAATTGCCTGGTATGCGTCAAGGTCAATGTCCGATGTGATTAAGATTCCGTTTTCCGTGACAAGCGTTTCAACTTGATGGTATTCAAAAACTGGGTCAAGAAGTTGCTTTGCTTCAAAAGCATGTTCTGGAGCACATTCAATTAGAAGTTCAGACTTTTCAGTTGTCTCAACACCAATGATTTCTTGAAGGGTTCGCACTACTGAATTAAGTTTTTCAATTGCGTCAGACTTAATTGACATCTTTTCGTCGCTGTCAATCTTTTCAAGCAGCATGTCAATTTCATCTTCAAGTGATTTTTCGGTACCCTTTGGTCGTACTGTCCCAAAGACCAAACTTGCATCCCCTGTTGGGGGTGGTGACGCATACTGCATCGCTGGGGATGGGATATTTGGCTTTCCGCTAATTCCAGGAATTGCAGTTGGACCAGAAAGATTTGGCTTTGGCCCAACGCTTGGAACTACGGTAACTGGCTTCTGACCCATTGGCTCTGGCTTGCCGAACATGAACTGCTCGCCGTCAAAGTAGTAACTGAGTCTGAATAATCCACGACCTGGCTTCATGAAAACAACAGATGATTCAGTTGCTTTAAGTACATGAATCGGTCCGCCAGTTCGGCTAACCAGTTCTTGCTGAAGTCCTGCGCGACGGTCATCGGATAGTGGTTGTGCGATGCCCATTGCGAATGGGTCGCGAGGTTCCTGTGGGCCTTCGTCTTCTGGTCGTGCAATAACAATCGTGCTAGGCATTCCCATGCCGCCCATCATGTGCATCTTCTCTTCGTCGCTCTTAACGGAGATTGTTCCAGTCAACTGGTTTGCACCGTGAAGAACTGGCGAAACCTCGTAAAGTTCAACCTCTCTTAGGAGGTTTGCTTGGCGGGTGTTGTCAAAAATTGCATCAAGCGTTTTGTATCCAATTGACCACTCTTGTTCAACTCCGAAGAACGCAACATTGGCAAATGCCTCGCGACCTTTTTCTGAATTGAGATTGAATTGAACTTTTGCAAACAATCCACCGATTCCAGCCATCTTCATTTTTGCTGGAAGACGCGGGTCGCTAGGTGGAACTTCGTAAATTTCTAGAACCTTGCCGATTGGGTCATTCCAGTTGTGGCCCCAGACAACACGAGGCTTGCGACGCATAAGACTCTTTGAAAATGCTCCCGAAAGAACAATGTCACCAACGGAGTCTTTATTGCCAATTCCAGCGACGAAACATTCAACAATGCCTTCTGCTTGGTCAATGTTTACCTGACCAGAGTTTGCTTTGAATTGAATTTCGTTGTACATGATGCCGTCCTTGCGTACTAACGATAATAAACGACAGATGCCACCAATTGCAGCAAGTATTTCTTATAGTTTCAGTAAACTATATTAATTACTGAAATTAACTTGCAAATCCCCATGCGCGTCGTGCTTCTGCGCTTGAAAGTTCGTATTTCGTTTTAGCCAATAGGTTTGTGAAAATACCTACGCACGAAGCCCTAAACACTGTGCTTCTGTTGTCTTCATTGGGAACTGGAAGTGCCGCCATGTACGCAGATACGAGTTGTTCGTGAGTATCAGCGTTGACTTTTTTGAATCTAGATATGTGTGAATCAATCTGGGAAATGACATCAACCTTGTTGAGTGATTTCTTTGATGTCTCTTGAGAGTCTTGGATGATTGTTGCAATTACTGGACGAATATCTTCTTCCATCTGCTTATCCCATGTCTCAACAGAGAAGATTGCCTCAATATCCAGAGTTCCAGCGGCAAGAGCCTTCTTTGACTTCATGCCGTTAACTTTTTCCATTGTCACTCGCTGCTGGCGCTCAATCACTCGCTCAAAACTGCGGCCAAGGATTTCTTTCCAGCGCTCAAGTTCAAGATTTTCCTGTTTTGTCTCAATTCCACCAAACGGTTCAGCCGATGCGACCGCGCCTGGTGGCGGAGCCATTCCTGTCTCTGGAGCCGCTCCCGCTGGGGCGCCTTGTGCTGCTGCGAGAGAACCAGCCATGGTATTAGGGTCAAGAGGGCTTGCCATGCTTCCATCTGGTGCAACTTCAATTCCTGGAGCGCCTGGTGCCCCTGGTGGCATTCCTGGCATTTCTGGCGGCATCCCTGGAGCGCCTGGTGGCATTCCTGGCATTCCTGGCATTGCGCCTTGTGCGGCTTGTTCCATCTCTTTTTCGGTGTTGGCGATTGGCGTTAGGTTTGGATTCATCAAAAGAGAATCTGCCAAGTCACTCTTTACTGTCTTCATGCCAGTTGAGGAGCGATACTCATTTGCGCTCAGCAAACCAGCATTGAATTCATCAAGATGGTAACGCGAGCGTTCTTGTTTGTAGAGAATCAGAATTGGGACATTTGATGTATCAAAGTCAACATAGTTCACTTCATCCAATTCGTCTAAAGCGCGACCAAGCAAGTCAAGGTGCGGAAGCATTGTCTCGTTCCAGAAAACGCGATGTTCCTCTGCTGCGTTGCTAAAGGTTCTGCCAGAGGCGTTTCCAATTACTGACTCTGGAACACCAAACGCTGCAAGAATTTCTTCTTTTTGGATTTGTCGCATTTGAACATAAGCGGCATCTCGTGGATTTGCTGATGTATCAACATAGTCAACACCATCGTCCGCGGAAATAACCGTCGTTGAGCCGACTCTTGTCAGGTTGCCTCTGAATCTATTGCGCAATTCATCTTTATCATCATCGTCAATTTCGCCCTTAACGACAAGGATTCCGCCAGGACGACCATCATTCAAGAGATAGTTCCTATTGTAAACTTTTGCCAAGTTCTCAATCTCAATTGCTACACCAGCAGATTCCATTGGCGTCAGTGACAAGTATGGGTCAAGCGGGTGCGGGCGACGAACCCAACATACATCTTCTGGCTTGAGGATTATCTTGTCGCCTTGAGGCATCG